CAACATTAGCACTTAAGGAAACCATGAGCAAAGGCATCAGTAAACAGCAACAACGCATCATTGAACTGGTCTCTATCCCTGGATCGCCTGAAGGGTTGACTAGAGCTATTTTGCAAGCGCAAATTTGGCCTGATCTGTTTTGCAGAGACTACCGATTTACAACAGAGTCCGAGCGTGTTGTAAAAGAAAAAGCCAAATGCCGGGTGATCCTTTCTAGAGCAATCGGGTCTCTTATCAAGCGTGGCCTGGTGGCTGAAGCTGGTTATTTGCGACTGCCAGCAAAAGAAGTGCATAGACGTGGCCTGGTTTTACCCTATGCGCTACAGCTACGCAAAAACCCAAACGAGCCTCATAACGGTGCAGCCATTGGAAGATTGTTGACAGTTGCCAAACCATCCGATCTCCGGCACGAGCCGATGCCCTGGGTGGCGAAGCCCTGACAAAGTCGTTCCAGATAGCCCTACGCTGGCCTGAATCAATCTGCTGGTGCAACCGCGCCAACGACAGCGTCAACCGCGCCTGCTGGGGTTTCGCAACCGGTTGCAAAACAACGCCTGAGTCATCTTGTGATCGATCACAAGATAGGGCTATGCTCACTTGCAACGGTTGCAAGTGAGGGGCGAACGTGTCCAACAAAAAACGAGCCTCATAACGGTGCATCCATTGGAAGATTGACAGTTGCCAAACCATAGCCCACCACCCGAGTGGGTTTTTTTTCGTTCAAAGCAATAACGCAACTCAGTTGCAATAGTGTTTCTTTTGTGGTACAACCCGCACGTGTACACATTAACGCAACTCAGTTGCATTAACCTTTAAAGGAAAAAACCCAAATGTCACTAGCCCAAATCCGCGAGACCCGCGCCGCCAAAATCGCTGAAATGCGCCAAATGCTCAACGCCGCTCAAGGCGAAAAGCGCAGCCTCAACCCTGCCGAGCAATCAGCGTTTGATTCGCTGAAGATCGCCGTTACCGACCTGGAAGGCCAGGAGACACGCGCCACTTTTCTCGAGGAAGCCGAGCGCCGCTCTGTGGGTTCGCCAGTGGGTGACAAGAGCCTTAACGCCCTGCACACGCAAGTCAACGTCCTGGACGTGATCCGCTCCGGTATGGAGGGATGTGCTTTGACTGGTGCTGCCCTGGAAAGCCACCAAGAGTCAGAGCGCCGCACTGGTCGCAAAGCTCAAGGCGTGTTCGTGCCAATGGCTGCATTGGAGTCTCGCGCTGCAAACACCACCTTGACCGCGCCCGAGCTGGTCGCTACCAACAACCGAGCCGACCTGTATATCGAGCCTTTCCGCAACAGCCTGCTGGCACGCAAACTAGGTGTGCGTGTCCTGTCCGGCTTGACCGGCAACGTGAGCATTCCCAAGCACGCCACCGGCAATAGTGCTGGCTGGGTCGCTGAGAATTCCGCTCTGACCGCATCCAGCGCCATGACGTTTGACTCTGTCACCCTGGCACCAAAACACGCCGGTGGGGTCACTGAGATGAGCCGCCAACTGATCCAGCAATCAAGCCCTGACATTGAACAACTGGTGCGCGGTGATCTGTCCTTTCTGTTGGCCCAAGCCATCGATAGCGCCTTGATCAAAGGTGGCGGCACCAACGAGCCACTTGGTGTGCTGTCCACGGCGGGCATCCAAACGGCCAACCTGGCAACGCTGAGCTGGGCAAACATCCTGGCAATGCTGCAAAAGCTCGACATCAGCAACGCCAGTGCCGCCAACATCGTGGCATCCATGAAGGTCAAGGCCAAGCTGCAAGGCACCCTGAAGGCTGCTGGTATCGCTGGCTACCTGATGGAAGGCGGCAAAGTCGCTGATCTGCCCGCCTATTTCAGCAACCAAGTGGCAGAGAAGACCGGCACACCCAACACCGGCAAGCTGATCGCTGGTGACTGGTCGCAGGCCATGCTGGGTATCTGGAGCGAGATTGACATTCTGGTCAACCCCTACGCCGAGACCGCCTACAACAAGGGCAACGTGCTGGTGAGGGCTATGGCCACGGTTGACATTGCGGTACGCCACCCCGAGGCTTTCGTGGTCGCAGATGACGTGACTATCTAAGGAGTTGCGAATGTTGGAAATCCGCAGTTCCGGCACGCTGACAGGCAAGGGTAAGACCTTGTCTGGCTATGCAGCCATATTCAATTCTGAAGCAGTCCTGGGAGACTTCATCGAAGTTATCCGGCAAGGTGCTTTCGCCAAATCGCTGGCGACGGGTTCCAACATTCGCGCCCTGTATCACCACCAAGGGGATGCCCTGCTAGGTACGACCCGAAGCGGCACGCTGCAACTGTTGGAAGACGGCAAAGGGTTAATGTTCACCCTGACGCTACCCGAGACCACCCACGGCAAAGACCTTGCTATCTTGGTAGATCGCGGTGATGTAGCGGGTTGTTCGTTCGGGTTTCGTGTTGCACCTGGTGGTGATCGCTGGGAGCAGCGCGGCAAGCAGATGGTGCGTGAGCTTCTTAACGTGGATCTGTTGGAAATCACGATAACAAGCGACCCTGCCTACGAAGACACCACCGTGGCCGTGCGCAGTTACCAAGAAGCTACCTGGTTCGACAGCATGATGGAAATCAACAAGTCCTGGATGGGCACCCTAATATGAGCCTGATAACCCGCATTGCCAGCGCCCTGGGCTATGAGCAACGAGCCAATGGTGACAACTATTGGGAAAACTTCGCCACCCTGCAATCCGGGCCGGTCAACGCCGCCACCGCTCAAGGCGTGTCTGCTGTGTATGCGTGTGTCGGTGCAATCAGCGAGACCGTGGCCAGCTTGCCATTGATCTTGTTCAAACGCAATGGTGAAGACCGCCAGCGTGCCACCGACCACCCGCTTTATAAGGTGCTGCACGACCAAGCCAACGAGCAACAAACAGCACTTGAATTTAGAGAGTACATGATGGCCGCGGTTCTGTTACGCGGTAACGCTTATGCGAAGATCATTCGCGGCAACGATGGCCAGGTGCGTGAGCTGCTGCCCTTGTCGCCTGATCGTGTCACCGTCCTGAGAGTCGGGACCGGCCTGGGCTATGAGTACATCACACTGGACGGCAAAGTCTCGCGCCTGTTGGCAAATGAAGTGCTGCACCTACGGCACCGCCTGGGTGATGACGGCGTGCTAGGCGTGTCGCCTATTGCAGCGGCCAAAGGCGTGATTCAACTCGCAATCAGTGAGCGTGACCACGGCATTAATACATTCGACAACTCGACACGCTTGGGAGGCATTCTCAAGATACCGGGCAAGCTGAATCAAGAGCAAAAGACAAACCTTGCGGCATCTTGGAATACCCAACACGGTGGCGGCACCAATGCAGGCAAGACGGCCATCTTAGAGTCTGGCGTGGAGTTCCAACCCATCAGCATGACCTTAGAGGATGCGGAGTGGATCTCCGCCCGACAGTTCTCTGTGACCGAAGTTGCGCGACTGTTTCGCTGTCCCCCGACAGTGATCGGTGATCTGACCCACGGCAACTATTCCAATAGCGTGGAAATGGCCCGCCAGTTTGTGACCATGACGTTACGCCGCCATTTAGTCGCATGGGAGCAAGCAATCAGCAAACAACTGCTGACGCCCGCCGGCCGGGTGATGTACTTCGCAGAGCATCAGGTGGAAGGTCTATTGCGTGGTGATGCCGTCAACCGTGCCGACTTCTACACCAAGGGCATAGCGGCTGGCTGGATGCTGCCAAGTGAGGCACGCAAGTTAGAGAATTTGAGCAAGATTGAAGGGATTGACGATGTCAAAACCCTGGCTTAAGTTGGGCGAAATCAAAACAGCACGCTGGACGAAAGCGGGTAACGGGCGGCTGCTGCCCTTGAATCATGCCGCCTGGCGCAAGCTGCGTGCAACGGTGCTGCAAGAGGAGCCGCTCTGTCGTATGTGTGCCGCCCAAGGGTTGACTGTGGTGGCCACTGACGTGGATCACATACACAACGACCCAAGCGACAACCGGCGCGAGTCGCTGCAATCACTTTGCCATGAGTGCCATTCTCGCAAGACTGCACGCGACATGGGCGGCAACGTGCGCATGGGCTGCGCTACTGATGGCAAGCCACTAGACCCTTACCACCATTGGAATGAAGGTGTACAGGCTGATCTGGTGCGTGCTGCCAGTGCTGTGATCGAAAAATCGCCAGCAACCAACGGTCAGATACCGACCTGTTCCACTTTTGTTAACGCTAACCGTGAAAATGTGGCATGAAAGCAACACCTAGGCGAAACCGCTCTGACTCTGTGAGTGCTGCCATTCGCGCCGCTCAAGCTGTGGCACTTGGTCCACTGCCACCGCCTGATCACGTTTGTTTAAGGGTTGGTGATTTGCCATATTGGAATTGTATTGTCACCGCACGCGCCCGAGACACCTGGACGAATATTGATTTGACCACCGCCGCAAATCTGGCCAGGTCGCAAGCTGACATTGAGCGCCTACAAAAAGAGCTTGATTCTCAAGGCTATATCACGACCGAGGGCAAGATTAACCCGCTCGCCATACTGATCGAAACCTTGACCAAACGTGTGGTGAGTCTGGCACGCGCGCTGCATGTACACGCTGTGGCCACTGCGGGCGCGAGTGAAGACGCAAGCAAGGCACTTGCCAACGAGCGCAAAGCGGCTATGCCTGGTTCTGATTTGATCCCAACATTGCGGTCTGTTTAATGGCAACCGAACCTGAGACCCGCGCCGATAGGGTCATACGGTTTATTGAGGAAGTTTGTTGCTGTCCTGAAGGTGCGCACGTTGGCAAGCCCATTGTGCTGGCTGAGTTTCAAAAGCGGTTTCTCAAAGACGTTTATTCAAATCCAGCCGGGAC